ATATTACTAACATCACGCTTATACTGAATGTAGCCTTCTGCTTCACCATGAACACGAGGAACACAATATTCAAATACTAACTCATTCAACTCAATAATCTGCTCACGAATATCGGTGGGGGCATTCGCCGAGTTCTGAAGATAAATCGTGCGCATGATGATGCGGAGGGTATCGCAATCCTGTTCGCCGATGACGTATTTGCCACGCGAACGCTGATACACACCAGCGCGAATTCCATTCTGAATAATTTGCATATTATCTTTGCTAAAGAACGCACATGACAGCGGGGTGTTTTCCCAGATACCGTTCAACGCGTCACGATATGTCACGCACTGATGAACTGGATTTTTGTCATATAGCGCAAACTGGTCTTGTATGGGTGGAGTAAGAATATCAAGACGCCCGTTTTTAGGTTGTCCAATAAATGTTTCTTCGGGAATTGTGCGATAATTAAAACGGTTCATAACAAGATACAAAAATACGCCGGTTATTGTATATAGTATTATATAATAGTATATATATTTATATAACTAATATTTACACGTCTGCTATCTATCTATGGATTTTATTTCGAGTTCAAAAAATATCGGGTCTTCCGCGTTCGGAAGTTCGTCATCGGGTTCTAGTGCCAACGGAAGTGGCGCGGGAGGTGAAGGCGGGTTTAGCAGCTTTTTCAATCTTTCCATACAAAAAATGGTGCTGATTTTGGCAATTATTGCGTTTGTTATCTCCGTCGGTACTGTCGCGATTTTGCTATGGAAGTCCAAGAGCACGCAGAAGTGGCCGCCTGAGATTGCCAAGTGCCCGGACAGGTTACAATTCGACGGCACGAATTGCGTAGATCCGTATGGGTTAGGTTATACACTTTCTTCGCCGAATATAGACAACTGTGCTAATTTCATTAGTGTAAAAGATGCGAAGTATAGCGGTTCTGGTCTCGCCAACATTGATAGTGGGTATGTAGCATGGGAGGGTATCGTAGATGGGCAAAAATCACGTGCGGCTTCCTTGAAATGTCTCAGCTAACCGCCGGTAAATAGTAATAGTATGACATAATACCAACCAATTTATTATGTCATTATTGCGAGTGCGTGTGTGTGTGCGTGCGGCAGTGTGCGCGCTTTACATGCGAAATGCGCCGGGTGCCGCACCTGACGCCTGCTGTGCCACAGAGGGAAGAGAGTCAGAAGGAGCGCCGCCCATGCCATATGTTCCGGCCTTCATATTGCTAGTGACGCACATCGAGTAGAACAGACGTGTCTGGAAGTACATGAGAGCATACACCAAAATCATCAAGAACGAATACAATCCGCTCATTATGGTGATTTTTCCCCTAAATAAAAGGACAAGCGACGAAACGAAGCCAAGGGCCGCAACTGCCAAGAAAATAAAATTGGCGACAGTGAGCCAATAAAAGAGCTGACAATAATCCTTATCAAGAGGAGCAAACAATTCCTGAATTGCGTTCATTTTCTGAATATACCGGGTTATAATATATAAAAACAAAAAAAGCTACATAGATAGATCAACACGCATCGGTTAGTTATAATGGAAAACTATACCGCATTTCTTGGCCGTGAAACTATATACAACAATATCCGCGATTTCTTGGCGTCATTCCAGACAAATAAGTCGGACCTCACATTCAAGCGAGGTATTTATATCTATGGTGCGCCAGGCTGCGGAAAAACCGAATTCGTCGTGCGTCTATTAAAGGAGTTGAGTTACGATATGGTGAAGTATGACGCAGGCGATATTCGCAACAAGTCCATCATCGACTCGATCACCCAGCACAACATCTCTGATAAAAACATCATGTCGATATTCCAGCGTAAAGTCCAGAAAATCGTCGTCGTCATGGATGAACTCGACGGAATGAATAATGGCGATAAAGGCGGAATCACGTCGTTGATCAAACTAATTCGTCCTAAAAAAACGAAGAAACAGAAACAGGAGGAAATCACGATGAACCCCATCATCTGTATCGGGAATTATCACATCGACAAGAAAATCAAAGAACTGATGAAGGTGTGTTATGTGTATGAGTTGAAAACACCGACACCTGCGCAAATGACACAGATTATTGACCTGACGTTGCCAAGTATTGATGCGACGATGCGAAAGAACGTGATCGAATTTGTTCAAGGCAATCTGCGCAAGCTGTGTGCTGTTATGGAGATGAGTAAAAAATCCAATACGATACTCGCGAATAATATTCTTCACGCGATATTTCAGCCGAAAACATATAACGAAGACATCAAAAAAATCACCGAAAAATTACTGAATACGGAATACCCCATATCTGACCATAATGTGCTTATCAACGAGACAGACCGCACGACAATCGGTCTCTTATGGCATGAAAACGTCATCGATGTTCTTGAAAAAATGCCCGTAAGCGTCAGTGCGCCTTTTTATAAACTGGTGCTTGATAATATCTGCCAGGCCGACTACTTCGACCGAATTACATTTCAGAACCAGATTTGGCTTTTTAATGAATTATCATCTCTCATCAAGACGTTTTATAACCATTATTTGTATCACAAATCGTTTCCGAAGAAGGCGCGGTTTCACCCGACGGAGGTTCGTTTCACCAAGGTTCTTACCAAATATAGCACCGAGTATAACAACCAATTATTTATACAGAACTTGTGTATTCAGCTCTCGATGGACCAACGCGACCTTTTTACATTTTTCATGACGTTGAAAAAACAGTATAGCGAAGAAGAAATCCCGCGGATTTTAGAAATGTATGAAATAACGAAATTGGATGTAAATCGGATTTATCGCTATTTAGACAAATATATGGAGAAAATGGAGCCTGAAAGTGACGAATGGGAATGTGATGTAATATAGCGAAGCGAAGCAAGCGAAGCACGCGACGTCATGCGTTTGAATAATGCCGAAAAGATATTACGAATATTTAGAACAAAATTCAAAATGGGTGCTTCGATTTCATTTGATTCAAAATATCGGTTGATTTTAGATACTGAAGTAGAGTGTGTTTCACTAAACCCACCTTCTGCCGCGCCTAAAAAGAAAGATCGCACTGAGCGCAAGAGCAAGAGCGAAAGTGATGGCAGCGGCAGTGACAGCGGCAGTGGCAGTGACAGCGGTAGCGAGTCCGGCAGCGACAGCGACAGCGACAGCGACAGCGAGAGTGAAAGCGCCAACAAGATCTATACTGTAAAAATAACCCCCGAAATCACAAATTATATTCGTAGCTACCTTCGTAAAACCCAATTTTTGGACGAGTTTGACCTGATCACTGAAATTGAACTTGATGGTTATAATCATGCCCCTGGTTCTGCTCTTGTGTTCAATTCGGATTCAGTCGTATTCAACACAAGTAATCAGACCCTCGAATCTCTCGGCGAATGGGAATATCTTCCTCCCGACAACCAAGAAAATGCGTCGAAGTCGAAGTCGAAGTCCAAGTCCATCTCGAAGTCCAAGTCGAAAAAGCGCCGCGGCGATGACAGCGACGACAGCGACGACAGTGACACGAACGCCGACCGCGAGAAATCCAGTTACAAGACAAAAGACGACGACCTCCCCGTAAGCGAAATTGAAAATATTCTGAAAGAGAAATTCCAAGAATATAACAAAACCCACGAATTCATTATCCATGAATCTAAGAACAGTTTTCTCTACTTGAAGATTAACTCGGTCGAAATCGTCAAGGCATAATAATCATAATAATAATAATATCAAAAGGTGTAATGTGATATTATTTTGCTCGTTCTAATCTAGTCTAAGTATTACGCACTGATTATACGTAAATCGTTTCGGCATCGGCAGCTGTTTTTGGCATTGGATCGGCTACATGAGCCTCCGCAGCCGCAGCACATTTCTGCCTCAATGCCTCATTTTCGCACGTTAGGCGCTCGATTTCCTTCTTTTGTGAATCAACCTCTACCTGTAAATTCTGAAGAATCTGAACGACCTGCTGATTATTCAATTCGATTGGCGGTTGGCCTGCCTGTTGTAAAACGATTTTACCGCCACCGCCGGCCGCCGCCGCAGCTTCCGCCATCTTCGCGCGGTCCTTCTCAAGTTGAAGCGTCTGCGCGATGACATCGGGTTTCATTTCGGGTCGTCCCGGCGCGTAATCCTCCAGCAATTTCTCCAAATCAGACATATAAAACTTACGAAGATTATGGTCTTTGATGAAATCCATCACCTTCTTCGGTGAATCTCTCACAACATCCGGATTCGCATTGACCAATAGCTTGCGCTTATCAAACGTATTATGTTCATGCGAAAAGACGAGAATCACTTTCATCGGGTCCAGTTGAACAAACGGAACGGTGTAATCCTTCAAGAACGCGCGCTCTTCCGCCAAGCACGCATCATCATTATACCGGTTGTTTTTTATCATCTTGCGCTTGAAGGCAAACGTTCCTGCCGTAGCGTGGTTCGGGCCATAAGGGCCAAACCGTTTCATTTGTTGAATATGTTTGAAATAAATGTAAATCTCGCTTGAACCCGCACACAACGCTTCCGGATGTGAAACCAACATTTCTACCGCATGAGAGACGCGTTTGGGGGGATAATAGTCATCATCGTCCATATACACCAATATTTCACCGCGCGACTTTTCATGAAGAAGATTGCGCTTCCTTCCAAGTGTCATTTTAGTGTCGTATTTAAAATATTTGACACGAGGGTGCGACGCGATGAGGTCTTCCACCGGGTCGGTTCCATCATCGATAATAATCCACTCCATACGATCCTGTGGATAATCTTGTTCGTTAAAACATGTAATCATGGCATGAATAAATGGGCGCCGATTAAACGTGGGCGTGCAAACACTGACAAACGGATATTTCTTGAAATACTCGGGGGTTGATTTATCGACGGTTGTCGTGGATGCGGCCGACGACGATTTATTTTTCCCACCCATATTATCGTATAAATGAATATAATACTTATTATACGATATTATTTATGTTGTTTCTATGCGCCCCAATTTTTAAGCGTGCTGAAAAAATCCATAATTCCTTGCCAATAATGCGTTAAATACAATATCAACAGCATGAGAATCACGATTGCGGCAACATTCAAATCTAAATACTCGAACGCATAAAACATCAACGTCAAATTAAAGAAGAAGAATATAATCGGAACATAGCGTGAATACAACTCGCGATATTGGTCCCAGTGAAGAAGTGGATAAATAAAGAATGTTCCGATGAATTGGAAGAGTTGAACAAAATAAGAGATAACTGGTAATATACCAAGACCGAACCCTGTAAATAATGACCATAATGACCCACCGATAAATTCTTTACGATTGTCGGTTGGATTCAATACCATTCCAATAACAGTAGTAAAAAATGGCCCTCCCATAAGCATAAATCCCAAGAAAAGAAGAAAAACAATCGGCATCAATAGAATAAGAAGTGGTGATACGACATCGTATAATTCTACAGGTATTGCGTTTGAAATCTTTGTTATTGTTTCGAAGACATACCGCATCATCTCACGGTCGATTGAGAACGAGAATATGAATGAATTGTTAATCCATTGCTTGAAACGTGCCTTAATGAAATCCCAGTTCAGAAGATTCACTTTTGTAACCCCTTCATCTACACTATCCTTCACCATATCAACATCTTCTTTGGTAAGGCAGAACCATTTGAACATGTATGTATCAAGAATAATAGCGATTTTCAGGTATATTTTTTTCGCAGTTTCGATTTTAGGGTCGTCCGCGATTCCGCCGAATTTATCGTCGCAATCCGCGTCACATGAAGTATATTCATTCGTATAACAATAGGGCCATTCATGTCGGTCAGTTGGGAAGAGTTTATTCAGATTGAGCCCATTATCGCGAATACTTTCTGGTGCCGAAAAAAAGAGAATATTTACACAAATGACTGAAATAATGATGGTTTCGATAAAAAGTGTCAATACACTCAGACCGAATTCTTTAAGCGCCGCGATATCGAAAAGTGATTTCGGTTTTGCCTTTTGTTTATCTCCGTCTTTGCCTTCGCCGTCGCCGTCGCCGTCGCCTTCGTCTTCTTTATCTCCTCCGAACATTCCGCCTACTTTGCTAAACGTTCCTTCTTCTTCGCCGTCTTCGCCGTCTTCGCCGTCTTCGCCGTCTTCGCCGTCTTCGTTTTCAGCAACGACATCTTCGTTTTCTTCTTCGTCCGCCATATAAGTTATATTATATAGAGATTATTATCGGTCGCATCACATCGCATCGGCGATTCCATTCGATTCCATTGTCGAGCATCGGCTTCACCTGCGATTCCATTTCATTCCATTGTCGATCATCGGCTTCACCTGCGATTCCATTTCATTCCATTGTCGAGCATCGGCTTCACCGGCTCGAATTATCGAGCATCGGCTTCACCGGCTCGAATTATCGAGCATACATCAGGCCGCAGTTGCCCGACACAAACGTCAGCACATTATACCGCTCTTCCAGCACATGTAAATCATAATTATAGAGATAAATATTCACATTCGGCTTATTGATACCAATAATCTCTCGTGTATTCGGATTACAAATCACTTTCACCTCCGCCGCAGAGTCCAACGGTGGATATATCGTCGTTATTTCTAATTCAATCTGGTTGAACTTGCTCATATTAATCGCACCGCTAGGTTGTAGATCAAACGGGTCCGAATTCAGGCAAAAATTGTAACAGTATATGCCCGGTTTCGCACTCCCACGTGTTCGTGTATATTTTTCGATGTAATTATACACTCCCGCATCCAGTAAATTCTCTCGGTATTTCCCGTTCAGAGAGATTCCAAGCATCTGTAAAATATCGCGCTCGTTCTCCGACTGGAAGTCGCCAGTAATATGAAGTCCAGTTAGACGTTTGTCTTTTGGGTTGATTCCGGGTCCAATTCCGTTCTTCGGACCGTTTTTATCGAAATAGTAGCGATCGTGTGGAAACGCCGGATTCGATGTCGGCAAATCACTCGCCGCAGCAACAACCTCGTTAAACGCCGACGGCCGCCAGTCATCGTCAATCGGCGCGGGAATAATATCATACGGCAAATAGCTATACGGCCAGTTCGTATAATTGCTCCATTCATTCCGCATATTCACATCGCTCCTCTGAAAGAACATCGTCCATGACGCAACCATTCCCATCGAGTTCTCTATTTTGAGTTTTCGATTGCCGGTTACATCATTGAACACCCAGTCGTAATATGATTTAATCAGGTATTTTTGTTGGTTGGCCGCGAAGACTTTCGACTCTTCATCCGAGAGAAAGCAGTATGTCGCCATCAAATGAACGTCGGCGTTCCAATCGGTGCGAAGACTCGGATATGAATTGAGAGATAAATCAATACTTGGCGGCGGGTATAAGAATCGCCACATCTGATGAAGAGGATTCGTAAAATCGGGTTGAACAACCGGCCAGTAATTCCCCGGGTCAGCGACATCACGTATCGTGAATAACTCCTTCACCGGTCGAAGTGTAACGTCAATTTGAAGTTGGTTATACTGAAGGCAAACAAGCGGAAATGCCATCTTCGACGAAAGCGTGAACCATGCGTTGATGGGAATATATAATTTTCGCCCACGAATCGACGGTTCAGCGCCGGCTACATTACTTGTGCGATATGCGTTCGGGTATTGGTTCAATCGCGCGCCTGAACACCCTGGATTATACAATTCCGGCACGTGTCCAGTCATATCATTATATAAATCCCGCTTGGTATTATCGAGATCGCGCTCTACAATCGACATCAAATTGTTGCCGGTGAAACGCTGGAGGGTCATACCACCCACTGAAATCACGATTTCCTTCACCATTTGCGTCCCGATGTTCTCAATCCACCGAAATTCATATGGCGCCCACATGTCTTCCACACGAGCAGGAGGATGAATCGGACTCCAAATCGACGGGAGTGTAACGCAAATATAGGTATCCATGAGTAGTTCCGCATATCTCGGCACATAGAATGTGAATTTGGACTCTTCGGTCATACGCAACTTCTTCTGACCGTCGAAATCAACTCTAAACTTTTGAAGACCGAAATTCGTATATTTAAGGTATGTGCTTTTGAAAAACGACTTTTTTGGGTTGCCATTGAGAATAACATTTTGGTTGCCTGTAGCGACCAGATTCAATAAACCACCAGTCATTTAGTATTTATTCGTTGGATATTATATGTTATGTTATAATAACTCTATATAAAAATCTATATTATATACAACAGAATGAAAGAAAATCAAATAGAATTCGTATTCATCGGCGTGATTATAATCGTATTCGCAATATGGAAGATATCTGAACTCATTAAAACACGATGTTATCAAGCAAAGGCGATACGGGAAGGATTCGAAGCAGCCGTTCGTCGTGCGAAGAAAGCCGAAGAAGATGCGGCGAGCGCAGCAAAGGCAAAGCCCGAACTAATGACCCGATTGACCGAATTATTTCAAAATAGTAACACGCCAGTATTATCCACCGAGAATTTTACGGTCGATACATCGGAAAATGACATGACCATAAATCAACGTAAAAAGGCGGCAACCATGCTTGATACGATGGCCATCACCACGCCGACGCCCGCCCCCGCCCCGGCCACGGCCACGGCCCCGACCCCGACCCCGACGGTCCCGGTAGTCGCAGTCGGCGCCACAAACAACGCCGTAAAAGAAGGATTGGAAAACCCAGATGAAAACACAAAAGAGTTCATCGAAAAAAACATCACATCAATCAATCCTGATGATAGTCAGAGTAAATTCAAGTTGCGCGATTATTATATTAAATCCGCATATAACGCATTCAATCCAGACAAATTCAAGAACTCAACCGTAAGCATGGATGCGCTCTTATATGTCATTGCGCGCGGTTGCCGGTTTATCGACTTTGAGGTGTTTTCTGTGGAAAATCAACCAGTTATCGGGTCATCTTCGGTGAATTCATTCAATTACAAGGAAACGTTTAATCATATTCCGGTAAGTGACGCATTTGAAGTATTAGGTAGTTACGTATTTTCCGGGTCGAAGTGCCCAAACCCCGGCGACCCTTTTATTATTCACATGCGCATGATGTCGCGAAATGTCACAATGTATGATAATCTGGCGAAGATTATTTCTCAGAGTAAAACCGTCGCTCGAAACCTCTTGGGGCCGAAGTACGGTCGCGAGTATCAAACGAAAGATTTAGGGAATGAGAACCTCTTGGACTTCAAAGGGAAAATCATATTGATGGTGGATGGAACCAATGCGATCTACCGAAATACCAAACTATTTGAGTTGATCAATATGAGTTCAAATTCGCTTTTTCTCTCGAAATACACATACTTTGGCGTTAAGAATATCGCGGATCCTCAAACATTCAAAGATTCAAATAAGAAGAATATGTGTCTAGTGATTCCAGATAAAGGAGGACGGCCTATTAATGACGGACATAATGGGCCATATACGTGGGGGTGTCAGATCGCAGCCATGTGTTTTCAGGAAGAGGTGCGCGATGAGAAACTTAAAGCGTATGAAGATAAGTTTGCATCGGTGGGTTATGCGTTCATTTTGAAACCAGAGGATTTGCGTTATGTTCCGATTATGATCGCTCCGCCCACACCACCCGATCCGAAGGCGTCGATGGAAGCCAGGCCCGCGGTGGCGGCTGGTGGTGTCAAGATTACCTTATAATGTAATTTGCTTTGCTCGTTTCGCCTCACCCTCGCGGGATCGACTCCACTCACTCCGCAAATTACCCCAATCCATTGGTTGTTCAATGTATTTAAGGGGTGTGTGGGGGGGTGTGTGTGGCGGGGGGT